TAGAAATTCTTTCTTAGGTTTTCCGCTGCGATAAAGAGATCGTCAAGGAATTCAGCAGTCCAGCCCATGCCGACCCTAACTTGCTCAACAATGGGAGAGTCGCGCCGGATTGATGGTGACGTTCTGTAATAGATTTGAATATCCATGGCTGCGGATTTGATGAATGTTTCCACATCAGTAAGTACTCCAGCGTTGTGCATCGCTACCTGAGCAAATGCCATGGGGACTGATTTGGGGAGCATCTCTTTTCTCACTGCTGCGGCATGCTCTGGCAAAAAATCAGCAAGCGTGATTAGTTGATCTCCCTCGCGTTGCATCTTTCCCAGGGTGATCTCTGGTAAAGGTCCATCTGTGCGCTCATCCCATATCACACGCGAAGGATCAAAGTAAGCGCCGCTATCCTCGATGAGCTCAATTTGCTGTCTACCACTTGGTGAATTAACTAATAACTGAAACATTAGAATAGCCTCACGATAGCCAGCCTGGTAGCCGACAACGCATCGGTCATCCCTGATCCGGTTGTGTGCGCACGAATCACATCCCCGCTCGCAAAGTAGTCTATAACTCCGCTGCCTCCTGGGCCTAGTATTCCCGAGTACATTATCTTTGTGGACTCAGTAATTGACTCGAATGCGGTGGTAAGCTGAGCTGAATTTAGAGATAGTCCACAATAGCTTGATCCACCCGCAATATCAGAATAATTGATCATATAGAGACCTGCTTCGGGTATCGTGAATGTTGCACCATTTGCTGCGCTGTCCGCATATGATCCGAGCGTATCTGATACGGTGGTTGTAAATCGACGTATTTTTGTATTGGTTCCACCGTGGCCGTTACCGGTATGCACAATAGTTTTCTTTGTTCCCTGGTATGGGACATGCGAAGTCGCAGATAGGCTAACTGTCCACGCCGCGATCGTTCCTGAACCGCTCGTATTCGTAACATTAACCACCAATGCCCCGGTGCTTGAGTTGTAGGATACGACCTCGCCTTGCATCCACTTTGTCACATCTGCGGTATTTGCAATGCGCACCGTCATACCCTCGACGTATGATTTACTAGCCTGGACTGTGATGGATTTTGAGCCAGTGCCAATAGCAATACTGGTCGTGCTGGTTGAATTCGTGCTATTGAAATTAAACGCCTCAACCGCTGTATTGATACCCGGTATAGCTGTATTCGTAGCCCATAGAATCCAATCGTCCATGTTTCCAGCAAACGTGGTGGGCTGATTGCTGCGCTGTGGTACTGTGCCTGAATATGCTGTGATTGCCATTATTAAGTTAGACCCTCTATTTCAATTGAGCAAAGTGCGTTTTCTGGATGTGGAATTTCTATGTTGAAATCTTTATAAAACCCAAACACGAATGAAGCACCATAGGTTGACGATCCGATATAAACGCAAGGTGTGGCGCGGTAATCGGCTAGCACTCTGTGAAGCGTATCCACCATGGTGTAATCCATGAGAGCCAGCATCGTAACTTTTCGGCTAAATGCGCGTTCTGTAATGCTGTAGTTGCCGAAGTCATCCTGGGCTTTTATTGAATAGTCCTGTATGCCTAGCTGCATTCCTGCGCTGGTGTCGCCAACATTTAGCGTTCTGCCAAGGTAGCAGGATCCGCAATAAGCTGTCTCACCGCTTTCGGACTCGATCACGACCGTTACCCAACCATCTGCATAGGGCGGCAAATCCTCAAATAGCATGTCTGTTTTACGTACAATAGGCTCAAAACAATATGACCATGCATCAGAGATCGCCGAGTTATCGACCCCGGATTGTTCCGAGGTATAAACATTTCCGTCGGTTGAGTCTGTGAGTGATACGGTCGCGCGTGAACACTCTACATTCATTAACGCAACGGCATCGACTACGCCAGATAACACGACTGCGGCAATAATATTATTAGCGTTCGCAGTCTGGCTTGATGAGCTAGAATCAAACATGCGCCAACGGTTTGTGCTGTCCGCCCTTGCCCAATAGGTTTCATTGGTTACTGGAGCATTGCCGGTTATTGTTGTGCTTGATACAGTCTGCGAAACAGAGACCGTATAAGTTCCGGTTCCACCTGTGCCCGTGCCGAATGCAGTTATTGTTGTGTTGGCTGTCACCCCTGTGCCTGATATCACCATCCCAATTGCAAGCGTTCCGCCTGTGACTGCTGAAACATCCAAGGTCGTGCTTGCTATACTGGCCGTGACTACTGCGCTCGGTAATAGAGCCTCATAAACATCATGCCGTGTCGCGTAGGCTGTATGTGCTCCTGATTGTGAGCCTGATGTATTTATTGCCGGGCCGCCTGGCCGAGTGGCGAGGTTATACGTGGAGTCTGTTTTGCGCCTGGTGTAATACACATAACCCGCAGTAATGCCAGTGGGCAAGGTGCCTGTTGTAGTAAAACGGATAGGAGTATTGTCAGGTAGTTGCGCTTGCGTCCATGACATGACGCAAGGTGATGCAATACTAAAAGTTACCTCTGCGCTTGGTGATACTACCTGTACGCGATCTTCTGCCGCATAGGTTCCGGTAGTTGAGTAAGCAGAATACTCAGACTCAGCAACGTTGCTAATAAAATTAATATTCTGATCTGCCGCCCTGGTGACCGCTGCTGACGTGGTGGGTATGTAAGATGTTGCACTTGATCCAGTTTCTAGCTGCGCCCCCCATAAATACACATAAGTGCCTGATGCAGCTACGCTTGATCCATTTATCCTGAGATTAATATCTAATCTGTCTCGTGATGCTGTCAGGGTTGGTGATAGCGTTACCCTCACCCAATCGTCAAACGTGGTGTTGACTGATCCCCATTCTATATCCACATCATTATAGTCAAGTCCCAATGTCCAGTTTGTCCAGCCATGTGTAGATGGGACATAAACCCATACCGAAAAAGTATAAGCTTGATTGATGAGTGATAAGCCTGTTTTTCTCAACCAAAGAGTATTTCCTGATGTTGTTAATTTATCCGCTGTTACGTTGCCATCAGGAGCCGCAATTAAATTAGCCGAAACAGTTGTAAAGTTTTTCGTCCATGCAGCATTATCAAACTGCTCTGAATATGTCAGCAGGTTAGTTGCCGCACTCTCTACCAACAAATAGGGTGCTGCGGTTAAATCATCAGGATCATAGTTATATCTAGGCTCATCAATTGCAGCCGTAGCAACCAGCCCGCTTGAATTGATATAAGTAGCTGTTGATGCCCTGGAAAATTCACTTCCTTTGTCATAGATAACAAAGGGCGTGGCCGGGATAATTGATCTGATTATTTTCATTACACCGTCCTTTCTTGAGGCATTCCGTCACCATCCCACTTAGCAAACATTCTGCTTATTTTGTTTTGTGCAACAGTTGAGACTTGCACCGCTCTTAATACCTGTTTAAGTACTGTTACTAAGTCTTGGTTCTGTTGAGGATTAATAATCCGCTCGCCTTTATGCACCAATGCCACGCCTGTCCGAGGCACAAATGATGTGCCTGTTTCAAATCGTGGCAAGTTGGGATTGTCTTTAAAGAATTGGTCCACTTGTGCTTGCGAGAATCCAGCCGCTTTAGCGATCCGCTCAGAAGACAAGCCGAATCTTGCTGCGTCACTAGCGATCTCTTCTGGTGTTCTGGCGACTTTGAAATAGTCTTTTATCTGCTGGTCTGTTACGCCTGCGCCCATGGTGTTAGAACCACCCGCCGCGCCTGCATCACGATTGAACGCCCTTAATGCTTCTGCTAATGACAATACTGATGCATTGATTCCGTTAAGCGCGTCAACCTGTTTCTTGGCATTCTCAAGGATTCCGTCAAGCCGTTGCATTTCATTGTTGAATCCTGCCGTGATCGCATCACGCGCCGCTTCCAGCGCGTCTAGCTGCTGTTCTTCTGCTGTCAGCCTGTTTTGTGTGGCGCCTGATAGTTCATTGATTAATGCAAGGTTTTTGCCTTGTTCTCTACGGAAATCAAGCAAACTGCCAAAGCGTTTGTTATCCTGACTTGATAGCGCATTCAAGGCAGGCTGCAATATAGCTAGATCAGGAATACCACCGCTTCTAGCTTGCGCTATTGCCCCGGCCAATTGAGACCGGGCATCGCCCGAACTCATTGGGCTGATATCGTCAACCGTGTTTTTGAGTGCGCTGGATAGCGATTTGAGTTTATTGACTGACTCAGTAACCGCTTGTATACGGTCGTTATAGATTTTTAACTGGTCGTTATAATCTGCCGTGATCTGGCTTCGCTCTGCCTCGACTGATCTCTGCAAAGATGCGAAAGCACTATTAACCGCATTAAGTCTTAATTGTCTTTCGTCAATGGTTGGCGCTGGTTCTTCAACAGGTTGCGACGCTGTTAATGCTTCAGCATCGTTTTTAAGCTGAAAGAAAGCGTTACCAAGCTTAAGCAGTTCAATAGCTGTTTCAGAAGATACTCCCCCAACTTGAGTTACTGATTTGACTAAATTCGCGTACTCATCTTTAGTCATGTTTGCTGAGAACCCAAGCTTCTTGAATTGCTCATCAAGAAAGTTAAACTCAAGGTTGTATTGCTCTTGCGGG